AACTCTATTATTTTTCATAATTTTAAGTTCACTCATCTCCTCAAGCAATAAAGGAATCATGGGCATTGCAATTCTCTCTTCATATACCATCATGGCTAGGTCTTCATAGTGTTTTTTAGCAACAGAAACAGTCTCTGTTTTTATGCCTACCGCTTTTAATTCCTGCTGAATATCAAAGGACTGCCAGCGGTCAAAAGTAACCATGCCAATATTAAAACCTTCTCTGCGTAAATTCTGTATCCACTTCTTAACCTCAGATAAATCTACAGGCCCCTCTACCTTTGGTTCCCACCAAGCAACCGCATCTACAATAACAATTGGCGCTACCTGCTCGTAATCTTTAATTACCTGAATATTTACCCAGCGTTCAACGTGTGCGATAGCAACAGCACACTTATCATGTCTTTGTGCAAGGTCAGCATGGATATAATATATTTTTTCTGGATCTGGCTTAAAACCAACATCAAATCTTCTGTGGTTATCTATAGGATTTCTTAATGTCATACACTTTTCTAGTTTTTCTTTTTGCTTGAAGAATGAGTCAGATGAATATGTTGGGGTACATAAAAATCTCATCATTGCATCGCCTATATCAGTTAAAAATGCAATCTTAAAATCATCAATCTTTCTAGTAGGATTTACTTCCCATGTAGGTCTTTTTAATGCAAACATTCTAGGGTACTTATATGATTTAATATGATCTTCTTCCCATACTATTTCAAATTCATTATCTGGTCCTTCTGGTAATTCTTCATTAATAATAAACTTATATCTACGTTCTATTACATCTTTTTCCATGATTACTTCTTCATACCGCTTTGAAATAAAATCACCATTGAAGCGAGGGAATGAAAGAAGAACCACTTTACCTAAATCAGGAAAACGAGAATCTACCGTACCTCTAAATGCTTTATATATATTGTCAGCAGTCTTACCTTGATCATTTCCTGTTCCTACTTCTGTAACAAAGCCAGAAATTTCATCAAGTACCGCCATAAATAGGTTAAGACCCTCGTGTGATTCACGCTCAGAATGACCTGAATAAACTGTAATAGATTTATCAAAACCAATAGAGTTTACCTTTGGGTCATACTTTCCAGCAAACCATGGGGACTTCTCAATCTTAGTTTTAAAACCCTTGAAGAAAACATTTTTAGCCTGCTCAGCGTTGATGGCAACGTTGATAATGTCTATAGCATCACCACTTGGTTTTCCATAATATCTTGCAGGATCTTTAAGGCAAAGAAGTTTATAAACAACATAGGCACAAGCAACAGTAGAGACAAAGTCTTTTCCACTACCCTTTCCTAGTTGTAAAATAATCTCATTCTTAGTATATTTGGCAAAATGTTTGTCGCCCTCTTCATACCCCATCAACATTTGCAAATCTTCTTTACGATAGATCTGGCTCATTGCTTCAACAATGTCATACTGAATAGCAGACAGTGGCGGTTGATTTAGAAAGTCTGGAGACTCAACAAATGTTTTTACGTCTACAGGATTTTCATCAAATTGATTATCTTGAAGGGCTTCAAAGAAATCATTGAACTTGGTGGACAACTGTAATCACTTCCCCATTTTTGGCAATTGCAGATAATCTTTGCATGATTAAATTACGAACCTCTGGATGCTCAGAAGCGATATCACGAAGAATGCCAACAAGAACTTCTTGTCTCTTCTCAATTTCAACTATCTCTTCTGCTAATTCTTTATTTTCTAGCAAACCAGCCTTCTGTAGCATATCAATTCTTCTTGCCTCAATATCCATTACAAGTTTAATTGCACTAGTTTTAGCAGTCAGGTTTGCCGTAGTAGTTGCATCATCAATAACTTCATAGGCCTGCTGTATTAGTCTTGTGTAATGTGCATCTGCTGCGACCAATGCATCTTTTGCACGAGCACGAATAGCATCGTTGGCAGATGCCATGGTTTTCCATTCATTTAAATGTGCTACTACACGAGTTCTTGGAATAGCAAGATCTTTAGATATTTTGGTCGGATCATGACCCTTTAAATATTCTTCAACAACCTTATTTACCTCGTCAAGATGTTTAACTAATTCAATTTCAGTGTCTGACATATTTTCCCTCTAGTCTATTGATTTCATCCTGAATATAAAATATTGCCTTCTTTAAATCTTCAATGTGCTTGGCTTCATCTTTAATGCCTGCCCTCCAAAGATATTTGATGGCATTTCCAATGTTAAAGTTTCTGTGTCTTGTAATTTGTATAGCCTCTACGCCGCTTGGATCAGACGTATAATGGACAGGATGATTTACCTGATCAACCGTAATGTGAAACTTGTCTTCAATCATCGCTTACTCTTCCTTAATCCAAATTTAGCAAGGTATACATAAATAGTCTCCACGCTTACCCCACACTCTTTAGCGATATCTTCTGGACTCTTCTTGTCCATATGATATCTTTTCTTAAGCCATAATTCATTTTGATACATTTTACCACTCATGGCTTCTCCTTGTCAAATCCCACAGCCTTTTCCCAGTTATTAATAGCCCAATGGCCTATGCCAGCAGCATCAGCCACATCATAATCATCTATATTTTTATCATAAGCCACTTCCAATAGTTTAATAGTTCTGCGTTTTCTAAAGTCACGCTCATAAGATTTATACCAAGATAATGATTTTCCAGGATTTGCAGATCTTAACTGTAATTGTTCTTCTTTAGTTAGTTTCTTATTACCCAAATAGTTTTGCCATGTTATTGGAGATACCCTGCCAATTGTATAAATGCCAGCCAAACCAGCACCACCAAGAATTGCTCCTTGTACCAACGCAAGATCTGCTGCAGTTTTGGGGGAATTCATAAAAACGGTATGCTCAATAACAATAGCATTAATCATATTATAATAATCAAACAATGCCTTAGTCTTAGCAGTAGCATCTATTACTTTTTGATATATGTTGGCACCTTCAAAGTTTATTTTTCCAAATCCAGTTATGGTTTTGTGTGTATAAAATGCAAAGGCAAGACTATTAGTACTAGCATCAATAGCACAAATATGTGTTGGTTGATCAGTTGTCTTGTTCATAATCAACTATTCCTTTAAGTTCTTTTATCATTTTTTCTACTGCCTTTTGGCTTACGTTGCAATTAGAACAGAATCCAGAGTCGTTGTATATTGATAGTTGTACTCCACAACCACCAAGACATCTGCGAATCTTACCTATTCTTTTTTGCCTGCGAGAAACATTGTACCTTTCGGCAATCTTATCTTTTGTAGCAGAGTCTCTGCACTCTGTACTACAATATATTTGATAAGTTACCTTTGGCTGAAAGCGCTTATCGCATCTTTCACACAGTTTCACTCAGCCCCTCCATAGATTTTATTTTAATAACTCCTGGCTCTGCAGTAGCACAAATAGCCTTTACTGGACAACCCTTGCATATCCTAGAGTTAGCCCTGTAATTTTTTTGTGGTAAAGTCTTATCTTTCCACGCTTGACGAACAACACGCATCCACTCAAATGTATTTTCAATCCATTGTCTATAAAGATCTGTTACTTCTATAGGAAATACAATAAGTTCATGATTGTTCTTGTTTTCGTAAATCAGAACACCCTTAGCCTTTTTTAATATTTTCATATATATCAACAACTGCATAAGATGTGGAGTTTTTGGCTCGCCTTTTATTCTGAAGTGTTCAAAAGCATCGTGTTGCATTGTCTTGATTTCAGCAATAATTTCTTCCTCTTCCCAATTAAGGATAGCGTCTCCCCATCCAAAGATTGGTGGATCAGAGTGAGCAACTTTAAACTCTGTAGTCTCTACTTCTTTTCCAGTTTCTTCAAGAACCTTTTCATCAATAAACTTTTTTGCTACCCCAGAATCCATCATTGCCTGTTGAATTCTGTCATGAGAAAGTGTTCCACTGGTCATATTTGCTACCTCATATGGCGTGTTATTATCTTCAAATATATTCCCCTCAAAAGCAAAATACCAATATCTTGGACATTCTCCATGACCCCACACCAAAGTAGATGGAGCAAAGGTTTTCTTTTGAGTATGTTTTGGACCACGCTTTGCAACGTATCCAGAATTAATTTTTTCTATCAAGGCCTTTGTGTCAATTATCTGTGGTCTATCTTCAGGCCTTATCATTATATTTTTCAACAAGTTTTTAGTCATATCATCCTTTTTATCTATTATATCAGTTAACGCATTATGTATTTGAGCGCTGAAACCAAGTCGTTGATTGACTCTGCTGCAGTGTAATAAATGTTTTTCTTGCCTCTGTCTGTCTTGTCAACATTTGTCATCCAAGTAGCCCTGAACGCCATCTTTGCTGCAATAGCCTGAAGCCTAACAATCTCAAGACTTGCCACCTGTGGTGGAATGTCTGGCTTTATAATTAACTTAGCAATCATTGTTAAAGCGGTAGTTAATTCTTCATCTTCCATATAAGTGGCTATCTCAGACAACCCATTAATCATTTGTAGTGTTGTTTGTCCACTTTCAGATTCTTTCATTTTTAGCCTCCCATGTTAATTGATCTAGTAGTTCAAATTCTATAACTGCAAGCCTAGTCTTTTTATTACCCTCTCCTAATATAACTACTATGGCTGGAGATTTATCAGTACCCGCTTTTATTGAATCAGTAACAGCCTTTGCCCAAACATCTTGATTTAGAGTAAAGGACTTAGATGTTTCTTTAAAATCAATAACAAAATTTCTCCAGGTTGCATCACCCTTTTGGCTATTGCGACCAGAATTTTTGTGCTGTTTAGCACCTATTCTTTTACTCTCGTTCTTCTCGCTCATAATCCTTCTTTGTTTTAATTAGTGCTGCCCTAGAAACGTGTTTCTTGCTACACATCCATGTAAGATCTGTAGTCTCAAGCCAAAGCCTTAAAGACGTTACTTCTTCTTTACAGGTATGACAAGGAAACTTTCCTTCAAAAACCTTAAATTTAACATCAGACATTATTTAGTTTGGCCTTTAATGCTTCCTGTAAATCTAAGTCTTCTCTAACTCTAGCGATAAGTCCATCACGACCTTGAACCTTTGTACCATCATCTAGTTGATACCAGGCCCCAGTTCTGTTTATGTGTCCAGCCAATTCAGCAGTGTCAACAAGGTCACCAATAAAATCAATGCCAAGGCTGTCACCCCTAAAATAGAAATCATACTCTCCGCTTTGAAAAGAGGGTGAAGTTTTAGAGAATTGTAAATCCCATCTAACCTTGCGACCAATTTTTTCTTCAATGATTTTATCTCCAACATGTATTTTTCCTTTTATGGCTTGATTATCTGATTCAGACGAAAACAACTTAATGATTGTAGACGAATAAAATTTGGTAGCCTGACCGCCAGTTGGCTGTTGGCTTGTATACATTGCATTAATATTATTACGAGATTGACTAATCAAAACAAACAATGTTGGCTTTACCTTGTTGTTTGCATAGTTAATCATTTTCCAAGCATTGCTAAAGTCTCTAGACTCTGCACCAATTTGCTTTGTATTTTCTAACTGCTTTAATTCAGTAGAATCTTTTTCAAAATATATTGCTGGCAGTAAAGATGTTACTGAGTCAACAACGATAATATCAACTCCAGCCTCCATTAGATTTACTCCAACATCCACCATCTCATTAATAGTTCTTGCTTGTGAAACTATTAATTTGGAAGTGTCTACCCCTAGTTTTTCTGCCCAAACTTTATCATATGACATCTCTGCATCAATCCAAGCACAAACCTTGCCTTCTTTTTGTGCCATGCCAATCATTTGTAAGCACAGAGAAGACTTAGCACTAGACTTGCTACCCCAGATTAAAACTTGTCTGCCATACGGCAAACCACCATTTAATGCTCTATTCAAACCATAACTAGGGGTAGCAGCATATTCTGTCTTTGGTATTTCATCTCCAACAAGAATACTTTTTCTTAGTTTGGGATTTAACTGTGACAGAACTTCTTCTATTGTCAGTGTCATTAGAATCTTACCCCATGCTTCTTTGGTCTATG